CTCTGCCGCGAAAAAAACTTGCGAAACACGGGCGCGCTGGGAAGCGTCTAGAAGGGATCGAGCACGAAGTGACAGCCGCGTCAGCGCACGAGCTGGAGGGGCGGGAGGGAGCTTCCCTGCCCGTCCCTGACGTGCCTGTGCGTCTCGTCGCTGTCGACGAGCTGCGAGAGTCGCCCGACAACCCGCGCCGCATCCGAGACGCTCGCCTCGATCAGCTCAAGCGCTCGCTCGCAGCCGACCCGCTCATGCTGCGAGCGCGTCCCGTGATCGCGCTGCCCGACGGCACGATCGTCGCGGGCAACATGCGCTACCGCGCTGCCGTCGAGCTGGGCTGGACGGAGATTCCCTGCGCGACGGTCGACCTCGATCCCGAGCGAGCGCGGCTGTGGATGCTGCGCGACAACCAGGGCTACGGCGAGTGGGTCGATCAAGCGCTCGGCACGCTGCTCGCAGAGCTGGCGGCGGCTGACGTCGACCTCGCGCTGACCGGCTTCGACGATCGCGAGCTGCAGCGTCTGCTCGACGACCTCGACGACGACACGAGCGAGCAGCTCCCGGCGATGACGTACTCCATCCTGATCGACTGCGCGGGCGAGCGCGAGCAAGTCGAGCTGGCCGCTCGTCTGGAAGACGAGGGCTTGACCGTGAAGCTGCTGATGGCATGAGCGACGTCGCCGTACGCGTCTCGACGCCCGTGTCGCGCTCGATGCGCGCTCGTCAGCTCTCTGCGATGTTCGACGTGCCCGAGCACGACGAAGACGAGCGCGAGTGGCACGGCAAGATTCCGCTCGACGAGCGCGAGTGGAACGTCGGTCTGATCGTCGGCCCGTCCGGCGCTGGCAAGACGACGGTCGCGCGTCAGCTCTTCGGTGACGAGCTGCTGCCCGAGTGGCAGGGCTTGTCCGTGATCGACGACTTCCGCGACGACATCACGATGGACGACATCGCCGCGAGCTGTCAGGCGGTCGGCTTCAACACGATCCCGGCGTGGTTGCGCCCGCACGCTGTGCTCTCGACGGGCGAGCGCTTCCGCGTCGAGCTTGCGCGACGCATGATCGAAGCGCCCGACGATCGCCCGCTGCTCGTCGACGAATTCACGAGCGTCGTCGATCGACAGGTCGCGAAGATCGGCGCGCACGCCGTGCAGAAGTGGGTGCGCAAGCACGATCGGCAGTTCGTCGCCGTCTCGTGTCATCACGACATCGTCGACTGGCTGCGACCCGACTGGGTGCTTGAGCCAGCGACGATGACATTCCGCTGGGAGTCTCTTCGACCCCGCCCACCGATTGCTTACACGATCGAGCGCGTTCCTCACACCGCGTGGCGTCTGTTCGCTCCGTTCCACTATCTGACCGCGACGCTGCATCGCAGCGCGCGCTGCTTCGTGCTCTTCGTCGAAGACGAGCCTGCCGCATTCGCGGGCGTGCTGCATCGACCGCACGCGCGCGTCTCGGACGTCAAGGGCTTGTCGCGGCTCGTGACGCTGCCCGACTGGCAGGGACTCGGGCTGGCGTTCGTCTTGAGCGACGCGCTCGGCGCTGCCTACAAGCGCAGCGGCTATCGCTTCCACACGTACCCCGCACACCCGGCACTGATTCACGGCTACGACCGTTCGCCCATGTACACGATGACGCAAGCGCCACGAGGCGCACTCGGACGCGGGACCGGCTCGACATCGAGCACGCCTACGTGGCGATTCGGTCGTCGACCCAATGCCGTGTTTGAGTACGTCGGCGCAGCAGCCGAGCGCGACGACTGGCTGCACAGCGACCCGCGCGAGCGACATCTGCAGGCGGTCGCATGATCTGCACAGCGACACGCGCGAACGGTCAGCCGTGCGCAGCGCAAGCCGTGAACGGCGGCGACAAGTGCTCGTTCCACAAGGACGGGAAGATCGGGCACGAGCCGAAGCTCACGCCCGAGCTGAGCGAGAAGCTCGTGTCACTGCTGCGCGCGGGCAACTACACAGCGGTCGCCGTGCGCGCGTGCGGCATCTCGCGAGCGCTCTTCTATCAGTGGCTCGATCGCGGCGTCTCGGACGATCCCGCTGACGCTGAGTACGTCGTGCTGCGCGAGCGCGTCGAGCTGGCGAAGGCGGAAGGCGAAGCACGCAACGTCGCAGCGATCGCCGCAGCTGCGCGCGAGAACTGGCAGGCCGCTGCGTGGCTGCTTGAGCGGCAGTACCCGGACCGCTGGGGTCGCAGCTCTGTGCGCATGCGCGACACGCCCGAAGACGCCGAGCAGGTCGAGCGCACCGCCGATCCCAACGATCCGTTCGCAGAAGTCGATCAGCTCGCTGAGATGCGTCGACGTCGGGCGGGCGCATGAGCGTGAGCGAGCGCACCGAGCTGCAGGCGTTTGAGAGCTTCTGCACGGCGCTCGTGCTGGAGAACGGGCGACACATGCAGCTGGAGCCGTTCCAGCGCACGCTGCTCGCTGACTACTTCGCAGGCGTGACCGAGACGCTCGTGCTGCTGTCGAAGAAGAACGGCAAGACGACGCTGCTGTCAGCGCTCGCGCTCTTCCACTTGCTGCTCGTCGACGACGCCGAGTGTGTGATCGCGGCAGCGTCGCGCGATCAGGCGACGATCCTGTACGACCAAGCGGGCGGCTTCGTGCGTCGCACGCCGCAGCTGCAGCATCGTGTCGTCGCCAAGCGCGGCTATCGCGAGATTCGCCGCGTCGGCGGCTTCGGTCGCATCCGCGTGCTCGCTGCTGACGTCGACACCGCCGACGGCGTGATCCCCACGCTCGCGCTCGTCGACGAGATGCACCGTCACAAGAGCGCTGCGCTGTACGGCGTGTTCCGTGATGGCCTCGGCCCGCGTAACGGGCAGATGCTGACGATCAGCACAGCGGGCGACAGCGAGCAGTCAGCGCTCGGCTTGATGCGCACGGCGGCGCTGCGCTTGCCCGAGATTCACAGCGAAGGGCGCTACACCTACGCGCGCTCGACCGACGGCTCGTATGCGCTGCACGAGTGGGCGCTGACGAAGGAGGACGACCTCGACGACATGCAGCTCGTCAAGCTCGTGAACCCGTCGAGCTGGCAGACGCCGCAGAAGCTGCAGAAGCTGCACGACTCGCCCTCGATGCTGCCGTGGCAGTGGGCGCGCTTCCGTTGCGGCGTGTGGATGGAAGCAGAAGCGTGGTGGATCAACGGCGAAGAGTGGCACGCTGGCGAGACGCTGGAGAAGCTCAAGCCGGGGGACCGTGTCGCGATCGGCTTCGACGGCTCGCGCTTCGGTGATGCCACTGCGCTCGTCGCGTGTCGACTGAGCGACGGGCTGCTGCAGCTGCTCGACGTGTGGCAAGCACCCGACGGCGCGCCCGAAGACTGGGAAGTACCGGGCGGCGAAGTCGATCGCGCGATTCACGCAGCGATGACGACGTATCGCGTGGCGCGCGGCTACTTCGATCCGCCGCTGTGGCAGTCCGAGATAGACGCGTGGGCGCGCGACTTCGGTGACACAGCTGTGATGCGCTTCCACACGAATCGCGCGCGCATGATGGGCGCAGTCGAGCGCTTCCGCACCGACATCGCGGCGAATCGCGTCCCGCACACGTACGACGATCGACTGACGGCGCACGTGCTCACGGCGCAGATGCGCGAAGTGCGCAACGGCTACTGGCTCGCGAAGAATCGCAGCGACAAGATCGACGCGGCGATCGCGTCAGTGCTCGCGTACGAGGCGCGCTGCGACGCGACGGCGACGCCCGAGCGGTCGAACAGGCTGGTGACGTGGTGAGCGCGACAGACTCTTCGACGCTCACGCAGCTGACGGCAGCGCTGGCGCAGCGTCAGCAGAAGATCGGGCAGTACGACGATTACTACAACGGCACGCATCGGCTCGCCTTCGCGACGGCGAAGTTCCGCGAGGCGTTCGGCTTCCTCTTCCGCGAATTCGCAGACAACTGGTGCGGCATCGTCGTCGACGCGTCGGCTGAGCGCTTGCAAGTCGAGGGCTTCCGCTTCACCGGCTCTGATCCCGAGCAGGGCGATCAAGACGCGTGGGCGATCTGGCAGCGCTGCGGCATGGACGCGCAGTCAGACATGGCGCACGTCGAAGCGATCAAGCTCGGCGCGAGCTACCTCGACGTCGGCCCGGACCCGGACGACCCGTCGCAGGCGCTGATTCAGGTCGTGCCCGCGCAGCAGGCGATCGTGATTGTCGACCCGGTCAACCCGGCGAAGCGTCTCGCCGGTCTGCGCACGTGGGTCGACGACGTCGAGCAGATCGAGCACGCGATCGTGTACACGCCCGATCAAGTCGAGTGGTACGAGCGCGATCCGAACGCGCAGGGCAACGACTGGCAGAGCGGCGAAGGCAGCGGCGCGAACCCGCTCGGCATCGTGCCGTTGATCCCGCTGCCGAACAATCCCAGCCTGACGAACCGGCAAGGCGCGAGCGACCTCGCGAACGTCATCCCGCTGCAGGACGCCGTCAACAAGCTCGTCAGCGACATGATCGTCGCCTCGGAATTCGCGGCGTTCCGTCAGCGTTGGGCGACCGGCATTGAGATTCCCGGCCTCGACCCCGAGACGGGCGAGCGCAAGGCGTCGCCGTACGTGTCAGCAGTCGATCGCGTGTGGGGCAGCGAAGACAGTCAGTCGCGCTTCGGCACGTTCGACGTGACCGATCTGAACAACTACGTGCAGGCGATCGAGAACCTGATTCAGCATCTCGCTGCGCAGACGCGCACGCCGCCGCACTACTTGACGGCGGGCATGGGGCAGTGGCCGTCGGGCGAGTCGCTCAAGGCGAGCGAGACGGGCCTCGTGTCGAAGGTGCGACGCAAGATGCGCGTATTCGGTGAAGCGTGGGAGCAGGCGATTCGTCTCGCCTTCGCCGTCGAGGGTGACACGAAGCGCGCAGACGACATGGAGTGCGAAGTCATCTGGCGCAACCCGGAGACGCGCGCGCAGGCCGAGACGGTCGACGCGGCGACGAAGCTGACGACGATCGGCGTGCCCGAGGTCGCACTGTGGGAGTACATCGGCGCAACGCCGCAGCAGATCGCACGCTGGACGCAGCTCAAGGAAGAGCAGCAAGTCGAGCTGCCTCCGGGCGCAGTCGTCACCGAGAAGATCGCACTGCCGCCGAGCGGCGAGCTGGCGCAGCAGACCGAGGGCGCGCCGATCCCCACGAGCACGACTCCCGGCGGTCCCGGCACGACGGCAGCGACCGCGCCGGTCCCGCCGACTCAACCGTAAGGAGCACTAGATGTCTGACGAACCCGCCAAGGACGGCGCGACGCCTCCTGGCACCACGACGACATCGGGCGCGACGCCCGAACAGACCTCGCTCGACGCGATGTCGACGAGTGACGACGACAAGGGAAAGTCGGACGAGCTGCGCGACGCAGGCGTTCGTGCCCTGACCGCAGAGCGGGAAGCGCGTCAAGCAGCCGAGCGTCGAGCCGCAGAGTCCGAGCGGCGTATCGCTGAGCTGGAAGACGCAGGCAAGAGCGAAACCGAGCGCGAGCGCAATCGTGCCGACCGCGAGCAGAAGCGCGCGGACGAAGCGGAAGCGCGCATCGCTCGGTTGGAGTACGGCGAGACGCAGCGTCGCATCGCTATCGAAGTCGGTCTGCCGATCGAGCTGGCCGAGCGACTGCAGGGTGACGACGATCGTGCGCTGCGTGCCGACGCGAAGCGCCTGCTCGACTTGACGCAACCGCCAGACGGTCGGCTCGGTGCCGGTCGTGGCGGCGTAACTCCCGCACGCGGTGCCGAGGACATGAACACGCTCATTCGCCGCGCAGCAGGCCGCGAGTGAGCGTCTAGCGCAAGGAGTCACGCGTGACGACGTACAACAACATCATCAGCCGCAGCGATGCTGCCGCGCTGATCCCCGAAGAGGTCGCAGCGGGGATCATCGGGCACATCGCACAGCAGTCGGCGGCGCTGCAGCTCTTTCGCCACGTCCCGATGGGGCGCGCGCAGCAGCGCATGCCGGTCGTCAGCGCCCTCCCGGTCGCGTACTTCATCAACCCGTCAGACACGGGCTTGAAGCAGACGACCGAGGTCGACTGGGCGAACAAGTACCTCAACGCCGAAGAGCTGGCAGCGATCGTGCCCATCCCCGAGGCCGTGCTCGACGACACGGCGTTCGACGTGTGGGCGCAGGTCAGTCCGCTGCTGGAAGAGGCGATCGGGCGCACGCTCGACGCCGCTGTCTTCTTCGGCACGGGTGCGCCCGCGAGCTGGCCGCAGGCGATCGTGCCCGCAGCGATCGCGGCGGCGAACGGAGCCGTGACGGGCACGAACGATCAGGCGCACGGCGGCGTGATCGGTGATCTGTCCGACACGTTCGCCACCGTCGAGGCAGACGGTTACGACGTCAACGGCATCGTCGCGAATCGCCTGCTGCGTGCACAGCTGCGCAACGCTCGCGCGACGACGGGCGAGTCGCTGGCGCAGGCGCCGACTGTCGGTGCAGGCGGCAGCGTCGACGAGGTCTACGGCGTGCCGATCGCGTACCCGCTGCGCGGCCTCTGGCCGACAGGTGCGGGTGCAGCCGAGGCAATCGTGGGCGACTTCACCGAGGGCATCTTGGGCGTGCGGCAGGACCTCACGTACAAGATTCTCGATCAGGCCGTACTGACCGATGCCGCTGGCGCGATTCAGTTCAACCTCGCGCAGCAGGACATGGTCGCGATGCGCGTCGTGGCTCGCTTCGGCTGGCAGGTCAAGGCGACGCTGACGTACGACCAGCCCGTAGCCGGTCAGCGCTACCCGTTCGGCGTGCTGCACGCGGCGTAACTCGACACAGGAGACGAGCACATGGAGGCAAGTTCCAGCAAGTCGTCGTCGCGTACGACGCCGAAGGCCGAGAAGACGATCGAGCTGCCCGACTACGAGGCAGCGCTTGAGCAGGGCTTCATCGGCGTCGCCGTCGACGAGCGACCGAACGAGGACTACACGGTCGAGGGCGTGACGAGACGTGCCGAGCAAGGCCCGCCCGACATCACGCAGGAGAAGGAACCATCTCCAGCCTGATCGCAGACGAAGAGCGTCGCGCTGCGTTGTGGCGCGCTCAGCAGGCACTGCTGGCCGCGCGATACGTGACGCTCTTCCGCATGCTCGCCGCGCCTCCCGGTCCGTATCTCGCGGTCCGGGAGGCTTGGCGTCCCGTCGAGCTGGCTCTCATGGAGGCGCAGACTGAGATGAGCACGCCGGTCGAAGTGATGATGGCGGACGACGACCGCCGCAACCCGTACGGGTGTCTGATCCCATGAGCGTCGACGAGCGCATCTTCACGCCGCCGCCCGACCCCGCAGCGAACTGGCGACCCGAAGTCGAGGACGTGGCCGCGCTGCTGCGTGCTCGCACGAAGGACGACGCGGGCAAGGAGTACGGCACGTTCACCGACGACACACGCCCGACCGGCATTCAGGTCGAGCTGCTCATCAACAACGGATGCGCCGACGTCGCAGCGTGGATCGGTTACGACTTCGAC